TGAATCAGTTCAAACGGATTTAGCTGTAGCGGGGGAATATGTCGAATGGGCGGGCGGCAAAGACAAAAACGGTAAAAACAATATACGTGGCAGACTTTGAGACGACAACGGAGCCGTCTGATTGCCGCGTGTGGGCGTGGGGCATGGTCGATATTGAAAAGTCAAGGTCGGCGTGGCATGTAGAAATTGGCCAGGATATAGGTTCATTTATGGGGCGTCTTCAAAAAGAAGATTCCATTGTCTACTTCCATAACCTGAAGTTCGACGGGGCATTCCTGCTTGACTATTTACTTCGCAAGAAATACCGATACATTGAAGACGGTCGCCCGCGTCACGGCGAATTCACGTCGATAATTAGTTCAATGAATCAGTGGTATTCAGTGACTATCAAATGGGATAACGGACATACAACGGAATTCCGCGATAGTGCGAAGAAGATTCGTATGCGTGTAAAGGATATTGCCAGGACGTTTGACCTGTTCGAAAAGAAGGGTCGAATTGATTACCACGCGTTTAGACCTGTCGGTCACACGATTACCCGTGAAGAACGAAGCTACATAATCAATGACGTTTTGATTGTTGCTAAGGCATTGAAGAAGCAACTTGACGCGGGCCTTACAAAGTTGACGTCGTCGGCTGACGCCCTGGCGGAGTATAAGACGCTTGTGGGCAAGTCCTTCAATGACCATTTTCCTATCCTGTCGCTAACAATGGACGGCGAAATACGGGACGCCTACCGGGGCGGCTTTACTTACACGGCTAAACGCTTCAAGGGTAAGAAGCTAGGCGCTGGCATGACGTTTGACGTGAACAGCCTTTATCCCTTCGTCATGTATTCGAAGCTTTTGCCCTATGGTGAACCTGTCTACCGTGAAGGCTTGCCAACGAAGACAAAGCATTACCCGCTGTTCGTTGTCTCCATTACTTTCACGGCGAAGCTGAAGAAAAATCATGTTCCGTGTATTCAGATCAAAAATTCTCGTTTTCACAACGACGTTGAATATCAGGAAGAAATTGTTGAGCCTGTCACCCTGGCATGTTCGAATGTTGACCTTGAATTATGGCAGGATCATTACGATATGGACATTCTTAGCTTCAATGGTGGATGGGGATTCAAGGGCAGACACGGAATGTTTGACGATTACGTTGATAAGTGGATGGACGTAAAAGCCGTCAGCAAAGGCGGCACACGGGCAATGGCAAAAAGTATGCTCAATGATCTTTACGGGAAATTTGGTACTAACCCTGACGTGACGCCGAACAATCCGCGCATGGAAGACGACGTCGTGAAGTTCAGCCTAGGTACGGAGAATATGCGTAACCCTGTCTATACGGCAATGGCTGTCTTCGTCACGTCCTACGCCCGTGAAATAACCGTCAGGGCGGCACAGGACAATTACGACGTCTTTGCCTACGCCGATACTGACAGCCTTCACTTGTTGACGACCGAACAGCCCGACAACTTGAACATTCACCCTACGAACCTAGGCGCGTGGAAACACGAATATGATTTTCAGTCGGCGTTCTTCGCCCGTTCGAAGGCATACGCCGAACGACACTATCCCGAAAAGTGTCACAAGGCGGAGCATGAAGAATGTTGGGGCGACAATCACGACGATTGCCACATACACAGGGAAGACGGCTGTTATGAAGTCCACATTTCAGGGATGCCTGTGAACGTTGCCGACGGGCTGACGTTTGACGACTTCACGAACGGGCGTTACTTCGAAGGCAACCTGAAGCAAAAACGAGTGCCGGGCGGCGTCGTCCTGGTCGATTCGGGTTTTACTTTGAAGTTCTAGGCGGGTATTGTTTTCAGTACGGCGAACAATCGCCACTTACACAAAGGAATTGATTTATCATGGCTCCGAAGGCAACCGAAACTGTTGAAACCGCTACCACTTCGAAGGGTCGCCAGCTTCAGGCGACCGTCAGCCAGGAAGTCTACGACGCATACGACGCCCACCACTGGGACGCCCGCAAGAACGTCGTGGACCTCGTGCGCGAAGCACTCATTGAATTCGGTCAGCGAAAGGGATTCCTTGACGCTGACGGCAAGCCCGTCGTCAAAGCCGCCGACGAAACCGCGTGAGCTAGGAATTTTGTTTAGTAGGTATATACTCTGATTGTTGCCCTTGAACGGGACAGAGTGTATCGCGGCCCGTAACACGGCATTTACTCGACTATCCTAGCTCCGAACTAGAGTAGGGCATCTGGCTTAGGCTAGGTGCCCTATTCGCTTTTATGAAAGGTCTCAGAAAATGACTTTTGAAGAACTTATTGCCCTGCTTCAGAATCCCGGCGACGACGGTTTGCCCGAAACCATTTACGACGATTTGTCGGCGTCGTATAACGGCATGGCTGAAGGCGGCGCGGCGAAGGTTGCACAGCTTGAAGAAGCGCTTGCCGAAGCTACAACGAAGCTGACCGGCGTCATGGCGCACAACTACGAACTGTTGACCGCTGTTCAGGTCGGCAATCCCGAAGACGTTTCCGGCGACCTGGACGAAGTCAATGAAGGCGACGAAGACGCCGTCACCTTTGACGATCTTATTTCCTACGAATAAGCTAAGACCATAATTCAATTCACTAGTAAGGAAATGTCCTAATGGCTGTAAACAGCATTCCCACCTATAAGCCTTCCACGAACGCCCAAATTCTGAATGCCATTAGGGCTGATGCAAGTTCCCAGTATCAGGCACGCATTCCGAACGTGACGAAGGCGAACATTCAGTCGAGCATTGAAACGCTCATGACGATTCCCGTTCTCCGCAACGAATTCATCGACGCCCTGGTCAACCGAATCGGCCTCGTGATCTTCAAGTCGAAGATTTGGCAGAATCCGCTTCAGGTCTTCAAGATTGACCCGCTGACGTGGGGCGCCGTCATTGAAGAAGTTCAGGTCGGCCTGCTTGAAGCAAAGGTCTACGACCCTGACCGCGAATACATGGAGAAGGAAATTTTCGGGCGCGAATTGCCGCCCGTCGAAGTCGCCTACCACAAGATCAATCGCCAGAACTACTACAAGGTCAGCGTCCGCGAAGAAATTCTTCGTCGCGCCTTCGTCAATGACTTCGGGCTGTCTCAAATGGTCACGAACCTGATGAACAGCCTTTACAATTCCGCGAACGTCGATGAATTTATTCTGACCTGCTCCCTTTTCGCGGAGTACGCGAAGCAGGGCGGTTTCTTCAAGGTCCATGTTGACGACGTCGCGGGCGACGAATCCGGCGAAGCACAGGCAAAGGCATTGCTTCGTAAGATTCGGGGCATGGCTGGAAACCTTGAATTCGTTTCGACGCATTACAACGCGGCGAAAATGCCGACGTTCGCCAGTCAGGACGAACTTGTGTTGTTTGTGTCGCCCGAAGTAAAAGCGGCTATGGACGTCGAAGCATTCGCCGCCGCCTTCAACATTCCTTACACGGACGTTCCCGCCCGCGTCGTCACCATTCCGAAGGCAAACTTCGGCATTGGCGGCGTTCAGGCAATCCTGTCCACAAAGGACTTGTTTGTCCTGGCGGATACGCTCATGGAAAACAGGGAGATTGCTAATCCGGCGTCCCTGGACCGAAACTACTTCTTCCACATTCACCAGATTCTTTCAATGTCGCTGTTTGTTCCCGCCGTTCTTTTCTGGACCGGACCCGGCGACGTTATCCCGACTGACGACTACGTCGTGACCGGCATTTCTGAGATTGTGGCGAAGTACTCCCAGACAGGCGCTGACGTTGTGGACCCTGCCCCGCTGACCCGTGGCGAGCTTTACATTATGTCGGCCACGGCAACGACTGACCCGGCAAACGGATTCAACAACGGCGTCAAGTGGAGTGTTGTCGGCCACCAGTCCAACGCGACGTACATTTCCCAGACCGGCAACCTTCAGGTCGGCGGCGCGGAGACGGCTACCACGATCACCGTTCGGGCGACGTCCACGTGGATTGATCCTGAAGGCGTTCTTCGTGACGGTGAAACAACTACCCGCACGTTCTCCCTGACGGGCGCGTTGACGCCGCTGTGGCCCGTAGGCGGCGTGCCTGCCGGGTCCGATCAGGTGCCGACTGACATTGTTGTTGAAGGCGTCAGCGTTTCGCCTGCCTTCGACCCGGCAGTGACCGCGTACACGGTTATTGTGGCTGGCGGCACGACGACCGTTGAAGAAGTCGTTGTTGAAGGTGTGGACCCGGAGAACTACACGGTCACGCTGAACGGCGGTAACGACGTCGCAACAATTGAAATTCTGGCCGGTGTGGATATGGTCTACACTGTGACTGTGAACTAAGGTCGCCTGCTCTAGTTCATTGCCATGATAGGAATGCCCCGACAGCCCTCCGGTTGTCGGGGCATTTCCTTTTCTTTACCCGCTAGGATGGTTTCATGACAAAGACATATTGCAAGCCTTTGCGGCGTGGGGCGTCCTGGCGCTCACAGAATTTCGGCGACAACGCCACTATCTACGGACCGCATTCGGGCAACGACGAGGCGTGCCCAGTCGGCACGAGCGTTTATGCGGCGGGCGACGGCGTCATTGAATTCGCCGGTCAGTTTGACGACAGTTATGCCGATAACCTGTTATGGCTTTTGCGTATGGGTGGCAACGTTATGGTGCTGAATTGTGGTGACAATGAGCCGTCATTCGTGTACGCGCACTTGAATAAATTTCACGTGAAGACAGGCGACAGCGTCGTCAAGGGTCAAGTTATTGCTGACTCGGGTAATTCGGGCACGGCGACAACGGGCGCGCACTTGCATGTTGAAGCTATCCCGCCGAAGTACAATCTGAATTCAAAGTTGTTGGGGCGCGTGAACCCAGACAGCTACATGACAGAATGGCCTGAAGACGTCATTACTAAACACATTCCACTACAGGGAGACAAGACAATGAAACCGGTTATTACTCTGATGAGCCCTGGCGACGGTACTATTTGGGCGACGGTAGACTTCATCACACGCTGGCACGTTCCCAGCCCGCAATGGATTCAGCATTACCTGAACATTGAAAAGGCAGGTTGGATTGAAATTCGCCGTAGCGGTACTGGCGCTGAATCCCACATTCAGAAAGTTCCCGCGTTCGGAGCGGCACTGTGAACGAAATTTTCGATATACCGGAGACGTCTACCTTCGGTTACGACCATAACTATTCCGCATGGGCGGCAGACAGTCGTGTGACTCTTTGTCAGGTGCCGTGGAATTCCAGTTACAGGGACATTGTGCGATTCCCTAACCGGGCGGCGTTGAATACCTACATTGATACGGCGGGCGGCGAAACCATAACAATTATGGACGCCGTTTATCTGAAGATGAATCAGCCTATCGACCTCGACATTCCTTTCGACATTGCGAACGCGTTCAATTACCTTCGCGTGTATAACCCGTCACAGCCCATTGTCAGCCCTGGCGGGATTAGCGGCGCTTCGTACTTCTACTACTTCGTTACGCATGTTGAATATATTGCGTCGAATACAACACGCTTCAATGTTCAGCTTGACGTTATTCAGACATTCCTTTACGAAACAACGTTTGGTCAAGCGTTCATTGAACGCGGACACATTGGTATTGCCGCCGACAACGCGTTTGACGAATACGGGCGCGCCTTCCTGAACATTCCCGAAGGCGTGGACATTGGCGGCGAATACACCATTGCCCACAACTGGAGCCACAACGTAGGGTCGGCGCGCGGGGCGCTCGACTATGACGTGTTGATTATGGCGAATACGGCGCTGAATTCGGTTGACCCTGGCGACGCTGACAAGCCCGTGTTGACAGTGGCGGGCGGCTCCATGATGGAAAATCTTCCCAGTGGCGCAAGCATCTACCTTGTGGGCGCTGGTGACTTCCTGAAGCTCATTGGGACGTTGGCTGATAAGCCGTGGATCAGCCAGGGCATCATGTCGATTACGGCTATCCCGAATGACGCCGTCGAACGCTACGACCTGATTACCGGCAACGTCGAAGTACCCGGCATGGACACGGGCGAAGTGCGCGACGTCATGGTTGGATCGACGACTAACCCGACAATGGTTTTTGCCGACGACTGGCGCGACATTGCGTTGACCTACATTCCGGAGCAATACCGGCACTTGAAGAAGCTTTTGACGTTCCCTTACATGGCGCTTGAACTGACGACCTATTCGGGTCAGCCTGTCATTCTCAAACCCGAATCCTGGGACAATGCCGACGCTATGTTCGTGGAATTGCCCCATCTTGTGCCGGGTAGCGCGAAAGTTGTTTTCTACCCTGTCGGCTACAACAGGCGTGCCGGGGCAACAGCACAGGAAGACGGTATGGGGATTCGTAATGACGCGGGCGAATTCCTCGACGCCGCAACAGCGATTACCGAATTCCCGTCATTTTCAATCCTGAACAATTCGTACATTGGCTACATGGCAAGTAACCGCAACAGTATTGCTTTTCAACATTCATCCGCTGACTGGTCGCAACAGCGGGCGCTGACCGGCAATCAATTGTCCTTCGATCAGGCGTCAGCGGGAATGGACCTGACGAACGAATTGAACAGGCTCAATATCAACGCCGCTACACAGTCAACAAACCTGTCGAATCAGACGGCGGGTTATCAGGCACTACAGGGCGCGGGTAATTCATTGCTAGGCGGCATGGGCGGCGGCAAAGCTGGCGCTGTCGGCGCGGCGTCAGGCGTATTGAACGCCGCTATGGGCTATGCCATTACAACAAATCAGAACAATCAGTCGCTCAATATTTCCACGAACCTTCAGAACGCGTCCACAAATGCCAGCGTGTCAAATGCCGGGTACATGGCAGACACGAACCTTTCATATGCGAACTACGCGTCGAAGGGCGATTATCAGAATGCTATTGCCGGTATCACGGCGAAGGTTCAAGACGCGAAGCTTCTTCAGCCGACGACGTCGGGACAGGTCGGCGGCAATACTTTCAACCTGGCTAAATATCAGTGGGGCGTTGATTTGAAGCTGAAGACGCTTCAAGGGTCGGCTATGAATCAGCTTTGCGGGTATTGGATGCGGTTTGGCTACCAAATGAACATTTGGTCTACGTTGCCGTCTGACCTTCATTGCATGAGTCACTTCACGTATTGGAAATTACGTGAAACTTATGTTCTGTCGGCGCGCTGCCCTGAAGCATTCAAAGAAGCTATTAGGGGTATTTTCGAAAAGGGTGTTACCGTGTGGAGAAACCCGGCCGATATTGGCGCGGTTTCCCTGACAGACAATTTGCCCGTGGGAGGGATTACGTTATGAGCCGAAGCGAATTGAGCTTTACACAGTTCGACGCCGCAACATGGGGTTATGGTAATGACCCGCAAATGAACGATCAGCAAATGACCGAACAAATGTATTTTCAGACGCTGACTGAATTGTGCGTAAACCGCTTCAAATGGGAAGGCTTGCCGAAGGAAATTGACCGTCGCTTTATTGAAGTGGAATTGCACCGTAACGCGTTGCTTGTCTTCTTCAAAGACGCGAAGTACGACCGGCATTTCTGCCTGAAGGCATCCATTCAGGGTCGCATGAACATGTACGACAACCCCACGCAATTTCACGCATACGGCAACCAAATGATTGAACGGGATTTGACGGCGCGCGAATGCGTGCCCATTTGGGCCAATTCGCTTCGCATTCCGCAACGTCAGGCAATCATGATTTACGCCCGCAAGCTGGCAAAGATTGACCGCACAATCGACATTACCGTCGACAACTTGCGTTACACGCGCCTAGTCACGGGTAACGCAAATCAGCGTCAATCACTGGTAAATATCATGAAGCAGGTAGACGAAGGCAAGCCGCTTGTCTACACGACGCCGAACTTCGACCCGGCAAGCGTGCAATCCCTTGACCTAGGCATTCATCCCGACGTATTGCCTAAGCTCATGGACGCCCGAAATTCAATGTGGAATCAGGCAATGGGATTCCTGGGAATCAATAACGCGAATCAAGACAAACGCGAAAGGCTAGTCGCGTCCGAAGTGGACGCAAACAACGAACAGGTCTTAGCTGTCCGTGAAACCGCGCTCAATGCTCGTCAATACGCCGCCGAACAAATAAACAAAATGTTCGGCTTGAATGTTTCCGTGTCGTACGATCAGACAGGATCAATGGCAACAATGCCCGACGGCGAAGGGCAATTTGACGTTGAAGAACCCGACGAACCTAAGAAGGAAGAAGCGGCATAATGGGAACATTTACCGTCACGTTGCAAGAAGCTATTGACCTGGAGCTTGAAGGCAACTTTGAAGACGAATACACGGCGTTAGGTCTCGACGCGTACCCGATATTCGAAGAAGGCTACCGGCAGGCATTGAATGACAAGATCATTGCCCATTACAACGAACAGGAAATAGGGCACGAGACTATTTCCATGTTCCGTTACGCAATGCGTCGGAAAATGAATGAAGTCATGCCGCTATTCAATCAGCACTACAAGGCGTCGCAAATTGAGATTGACCCGCTACTGACGGTCAATATTCAGAACGTCGGCGAAAGTACGGAGTCAAGTGAGAGCGTGTCTTCGTCCACGGCGGGCGGGCGCGTTGTAGGGTCCAACACTCCACAGGTCAGGCTTGCGGGTCAGGGCGACTACGCGACGTCGGCACAGGACAGCAACAGTAAAACCGACGCTGACGGCACGGCGTCACAGACAGCCAACAGCGACAACACGACAACGGGTTATCAGGGCAATCCGGCAGAATTGATTTGGGCATTACGTCAAAGTTTCGTAAACGTCGATATGATGGTCATTGACAGTCTTCAAGAACTTTTCATGATGATTTGGGACAACGGGCAAGAATACACGAAAGGCAACAACAATGACTACTCCAGTTTTTACCCCTTTTACGGGTAACATTGGGCCGCTGACAAGGGTAACGCCTTTCACGCATAGGGACAATGCAACATTCCTGTCGATTCTTCAGGGCATTGTGAATTACATAAACTTCACAATGCGTCCCGAAATGGACGCGGAGCTTCAGCGCATCCTTGACGAATTCAAGGCGGCGCTTCTTCAGGCTGAAGCGAACTACAACGGCACGGCGGCTGAATGGCTGGCGCTGTTCAATGAAATGCTTGCCAGCCTTGAAGAACAGATTGCCATTCTCAATGACTCCGCCGTTGCCGGTCTCATTGCCGACGACGAATCCTTGACGGGCATTGCCTTTGACATTGCCGTTCTCCGCAAAGCTGTCGGGCGCAACGAGCTAGTTGTAGACGTCAAAGACTTCGGCGCAATCGGCAACGGCGTTGTTGACGACACGGCGGCTTGCCAGCTTGCCGCCGACTTCGCCGCCGACATTGGCGCTGAACTTCTTTACAGTGACGGGCGATTCCTTCACAACGGAACTGTCAATCTGAAGGCAGGCGTCAACAATTCCCGTCGCGGCGTGCGCGTCGTCGGGGCAATCATTGCCGGGTCCAACGCCGCCGTCCTGAAGGCTGAAGGCACATGGGGCGAAAGTAAAGCCCTGTTGGCTGACCTCGTGCCCCGTGGGCGCACGCTGACCGTTGACAACAACGTTTGGTTCACGGTCGGCGAAACACTGTTTATCACGTCGAATGACTTCGTCCCGAACGCGCCCGACAAACTGGGATGCCTTCGCAAAGTCATTTCCTTGACTGGCGGCACTATAGTCAACATTGACGTTCCCTACTACCGGACAATGCTTGCCGCGTCATCGTTGAAGGCTTACAAGCTGACAATGCATCCCGGCGTTGACATTATCGGACCCGGCAATATCCGGTCGAAAGACCTGGAAAACAACGAACATTTGATCGAAATTCGGCTTGCCAATAACCCGCGTGTCATTCTCAACATTGGCCCGTCGGGCGGTCCTGGCGTGCTGTTCTCCCACTGTGACGGATTCGAAGGCGGCGGACACGTTCACGACTTGCGCGACGACGTTGCGGGAATCGGTCACTACGGGTATGGCTGGAATGTTAGCGGCGGGTCACGTAACGGCTTTATCACGGGCACGGCGTACAAATGCCGCCACGCCTTCACAACAAACACAGCGCCGACCTTCGACGACTTCGGCGGCGAACCTGAAAACATTTTCACGGACATTGTCACGTCACGCTGTAGCAACAAAGCAATTGATTCGCATCGTGCCGGATGGGGATTGACTCATATCGTCAACGACAGCGGATCATACGGGGCGCTTCAGGTACGCGCCGACAACGTACATGCAACCGTCTATTCCCTGGAGACCTACGACGGAGCCGTGAACGTGTCGTCAACGGTTACTGTGCCGCCCACACTTGAACGCGTCGAAGTCCACGGATCAGGCGGCGCTACACAGGTCGGTCTGTTGCTTCTAGGACCGGCCATTGTCGGCGACGTCATTACCCGTGGATGCTCAACGGGTATCGACATTCAGTCGTCAGGTAGCCGCTTCAATTCCATTGACGTCTACGGTAAAGGACCGGCGACCGGGGCAGGAATTGAAATACTGGGAAACAACAACACAATCGGCGATATGATCTTCGAAAACTGCGGCACGGCTGTTGTTGAAAAGGCAACGTCAACGGGAAACATTTTCCACGGCGTCCGCCGCTTCACAAACTGCGGCGTCAGCATTTCCCTTCAGGCATACAACCATATGATGAGTCTCCGCGTCGGCGAATATCAGGTCAACGCCGCCGCCCCGACAACAATCAAAGGACGTTACCCTGTCTACGACAACGCGGGAAACCAATACGGCGTAATTCCCGTCTACACCACATAGACGCTGACTCAATGCCCCGCCGCTAACCGTGGCGGGGCATTGCTGTATTCTCAATGCATGGCATATGACGATCACGCGAAACTTCTAGGCGTCAAAGTAATCGGCACAGTTGAAAGTAATCTCGACTGGGACGCAATCAATTACACGGA